AGTCAATACAAACTTGAATGTTGTGGACGGAGATGTTGATCTATTGGGATCTTTGGTAACTACAACCCCAGACCCTATCGACGTAAGTCCTAATGAAGACTATGGGTTTGAAACTATAATAACAACATTTGAACCTGCGCCACTTCCTGAACCAGAACCTGAGCCAGAACCTGAGCCAGAACCAGAACCCGAGCCAGAACCAGAACCCGAGCCAGAACCGACATATGATTATATCATCACTGGAGTAACAGACGATCCAACATCTATTGATTGGAGAACGCATTACGCACCGCCAGGATATGTCTGGACTCCAAACGTAGGTTTCACTACAGACGAACCATTGATGCACACTGACTGGATGTTCTTTGATGAGACTTCACAAACATCTACTTTAGGTACTGCGGATATCACAAACCTAGATATGTCTCAGGTCGTGACTGCTAGAGAAATGCTTAGATTATCAGACTTCTTAACCAACACAAGTGATATTACTGGATGGGATGTTTCTAAAAATAGAGACTTCACATCTATGTTCCGTGAGTCGGTGTTCAATCAGGACATTAGTGGATGGACTATTTGTGCAGATAAAACCACACCTATCACTGACGTAGTTGCATCTTACTGGACGGAGTCTGGTGTCACAATCAATCAAAACCCTTATTCAGACTTTGATTACGTGCATGATTGGGACGTTTACGCTCCGACAGGTGGTTACCCACTGAGTAGTGTTGGCATCCACGGTGTAATTTTACAGTCAATGTTTTATGACAACAATCACTTTAATCGACCTATTGGTAGTTGGGACACTTCAGCTGTATTCAGATTTGATGAAACTTTCAGCCAGGCAATATTCGACCAAGACCTAAGTGGATGGGACACTTCCCACGCAAGAACAATGATGGACATGTTCGATGCATCTGAATTTACGGGTCAAGGTGTCGGTAGTTGGGATGTGTCTAATGTGATTAGTTTCTACGACACATTCAAAAATACTTACTTCAACGCTACTGCGTCAAACTCAGATATTTCTAGTTGGAATACGGGAAGTGCTGTCAATATGTCAGGAATGTTTTCTGTTGCTGGTTCTGTGTGGAGCGGTGTTCCAGCTCCTTTTGGTGCAGATATCGGTGGATGGGATGTCTCTAACGTCAAAGACATGTCAGAAATGTTTGAAGAGAATGAAGACTTTGATATCAACATCGGTGCATGGGATGTGTCTAGTGTAGACACCATGAACGAAATGTTCCAAGACTGTCCTTCGTTTAGTAATAACGGAAGCGCAGACATCGCTAACTGGGACACCTCTAGTGTAACAGATATGGGCGAGATGTTTGAAAACGCAACGTCATTCAATCAAGACTTGAGTGGATGGGACGTGTCTAGTGTGACTTCATATGATCAGTTTGATAATGGCGCGTCGAGTTGGACATTACCGAAACCAACTTTTAGTTAAGATATAGATATAGTATGAGAGACAATCGTAAACCACCTGGACTTTTCGACGAAGACCAGAAGAAAAACTTCGTGCATGAGCAGGACTATGAGTACTCTCGTGACACTTACTATGACCTAATTGAGAAAGGTCGTGAGTCTCTAGAACTCATGATAGAAGTCGCACGTGAGAGTGAACACCCTCGTGCGTTTGAGGTTCTGTCTGGTATGATCAAGGGCATTGCAGATGTCAATGACAAGTTGATGGATCTCAATAAGAAACAAAAAGAACTTCAGAAAGAAGATAAACCTGCCGAGTCAACAACTAATAATAATCTATTTGTCGGGTCTACTACAGAATTGCAGCGTATGCTGTTGGGTGATGAAAAAACTATAGACCACGACGACGAAGATGAGTAGTTATACAAAAGAATCGTATCTAGGCAATCCAAATGTAAAAAGAGATGGTGTCGCAGAAGAATGGGACGCCAAGAAGTTACGCGAGTACAAGAAATGTATGAAAGACCCATCGTATTTCTGCAAGAAGTATGTTAAGGTCATTCACTTAGATAAGGGTCTCGTGCCTTTCAAACTCTATCCGTATCAGGAAAAGATGTTCGAACACTTCAACGACAACCGATTCAACATTGTGTTGGCGTGTCGACAGTCTGGTAAGTCTATTAGTTCTGTCGGTTATCTATTGTGGTACGCATTGTTTCATCCAGAGAAGACCATCGCAATTCTTGCAAACAAAGGTATGACTGCCCGTGAGATGCTGGCACGTGTCACTCTCATGCTTGAGAATCTGCCGTTCTTTCTACAACCAGGATGTAAGGCACTCAACAAGGGTTCGATCGAGTTATCAAATAACTCTCGTATCATCGCTGCAGCAACGTCTGGATCATCTATTCGTGGTATGTCGGTCAACCTTCTATTTCTAGATGAGTTTGCGTTCGTGGAGAATGCCGCAGAGTTCTACACATCTACTTACCCAGTAATCTCATCTGGTAAAGAAACAAAAGTTATCATAACAAGTACCGCGAACGGTATTGGTAACACTTATCATAAGATCTGGGAAGGTGCCGTGCAAGGCGTGAATGAGTATAAACCATTCCGTGTGGACTGGTGGGATGTGCCTGGTCGTGACGATAAGTGGAAAGAACAAACGATTGCTAATACGTCTACTCTGCAGTTCGACCAAGAGTTTGGTAATACTTTCTTTGGAACAGGAAACACATTGATTGAAGGACAGGTGTTATTAGATTTAAGATCACGACAACCTGTTTCTTACCACGAAGGTGGTAGTCTATTGATATACGAAGAACCTGTAGAAGATCACATGTACATTACAACTGTGGATGTAAGTAAGGGTAGAGGACAGGACTACTCGACATTTACGGTAATCGATGTATCACAAAGGCCATTCAAACAAGTATGTGTATATCGAAACAATTCTATTTCTCCAATACTCTACCCTAACATTATTTATAAGTATGCAACTCTTTACAATGAGTCATATGTTATTATCGAGAATAATGATGCGGGGATACTTGTGTGCCAAGGTCTTTATCAAGATTTAGAGTATGAGAATATACACTTGGAGTCCGCAATAAAATCTGACGCCATTGGTGTCACGATGAATAGAAAGACAAAGAGAATTGGATGCTCAGGCATTAAAGACATTTTAGAAACAAACAAACTAGAGATCGTTGATGAAAACACGATTATGGAGATATCAACTTTCGTATCAAAGGGTCAGTCTTATGAGGCGTCTGACGGCAACCATGACGACTTGATGATGAACTTAGTTATGTTCGGGTACTACTTGAGCACACAGTCATTCGGGGATCTCTATGATGTAGACTTGAAGTCTATGTTGTTTGAACAACGAATGAAAGAAATCGAAGATGATATATTACCATTTGGTATAATAGATGACGGTCGAGACTTCACTCCAGAAGCGGAGGTGTTACATCCTGGATTTGGATGGCAACTGCCAGATCGCACTGCAGAGGACGATCTCTGGTGAAAATCTATATAGTATAAATAGTTACATTGATAGAATTATCTCGTATTATGACTACTTATTATACCTTAACAAAAGGAAACTATTATGGCTCTTAAATTTTCAGAGTCGCCAGCAGTACGTATCCGTGAGATCGACTTGTCAGGAATTGTTCCTGCAGTCACATCTACTACGGGTGCCTTTGTCGGTGACTTCAACTGGGGCCCTGTAAACACGCCAGTTCTTGTCGGTAACGAATCAGAACTTGCGTCCACTTTCGGGTCACCCTTAGCAGGAAGTGCGAATGCATCAGATTTTATTTCTGCTTCGTATTTCTTAAAATACTCTTCAAGTTTATATGTCGTTCGTTCAGCAAACGGAGATCATGTAAAATCTAAATTTCCATCAATTGGTCCAGTTGTTGCCGAGGCAAAGTATGAAGGCGAACTAGGTAACGATTTAACTGTCTCTGTATGTCGACCAAGTGATTGGTCTGAATGGTTATATCAGGATTTATTCTCTTCAGCGCCTGTCGGAGACGAAGTACACGTTGTGGTATCTTTAGGATATGTCCCTCCAGTTCTAGACTCAGACAACTCTGTTGTAGTTGAAGCAGAACTAGGCACAATTCTAGAGACATATGAATATCTCTCTACTGTCGAAGGAGATCAAAAAGAAGATGGTTCAAACAATTATGTATTTGACGTAGTTAACGGTCGATCTAGTTGGGTAGAACTTAAATCATTACCATTACCTGCTGATCTTTACGCTATGTTTGTCGGCGGCGCTCAAGGAACAATACAAGCTGATGAATATAGTGAGTCATACGATAAGTTCGATGACAAAGATAAAATTCAGATTGATTTTTTAATTGCGCCATCGGGTGGACAGTTTGCAGCTGAAAAGGTACATAAAAAGTTAGTTGAAATTGCATCTGACAGAAAAGACTGTGTTGCAGTTATTTCACCAAGACTGAAATCTACTGAAGAATTAAACGTATCTACAGTTCAGTCTTATGTTGAAGAACTAAATGAGAATTCATCTTACTTGGTATTTGATGGTGGATGGTTAAAGGTATACGACAAGTATAACGACAAGTACATTAATATTCCTGCATGTTCTTCAACTGCGGGTATTATGGCTGCGACCGACTTGGCAGCTGCCGCTTGGTTCTCTCCTGCAGGATCACGTCGTGGTCAATACATTGGCGTTACTGATCTTGTTTTCAATCCATCTAAGTCAGACCGAGATGTTATGTATAAAGCAGGTGTTAACCCTATCGTTAGCTTCCCTGGACAAGGCATTATGCTTTACGGTGACAAGACTCACCTATCACGTCCATCTGCGTTTGATCGCATCAACGTCCGTCGACTATTCTTAGTCATCGAACGTGCGATTTCAGAAGCTGCAGAAAACGTTATGTTTGAGTT